ACATCAGTTTTAACGAACCATTTCGCTGTGTCAGTTAAGTAGTGATTAACTACATAACCTTCAGGAACCGCACCCATATTATTGATTGCGTTGATATCGTTATCCGCTGTTCCAGTTCTGCCTTTAGACTTCATCAGTCTTTCAGCAGTAAATTGAAGCGCAGAAGGAATTACTAATTTCATTCCTCTCGCTGCAACTTTAAGACCTCTTTCATCAGTGAACGCAGCAATGTCGATCAATGCTTGTTCTAATGATGTTTCATTTAAATCAGCTGCTGTAGCCAATTCATTTGAAAAAGTTCCTGCAAGTGTAGGGTGGTCAGTAGCGCAAAGCTCTTTACCATCTCCGCCTGCATAGCTGGAATTGAACGCGTTATTTAAAACAGCCGCGCCTTTAACTTGTTTAGTGTTTGCCATAGATCTAGCCAAAGCTTTTGTGTATCTGCTAGCAAGTCTATCATACAAGTTGTCTTCGATCGCTTCTTCAGTGATCGCAAACGCAAGTGCGATTGTTTCGTTTGTATAACGTGCAGTGAAAGTCTCTTGCGCACTGTCGAAAGATACGCCTTGACCTTCAGGTTTAACGGTTGCATTCGCAAAACCAGATAACATTACTTCTTCTTCAAAAGCTCTGTCACTGTTTTCTGTTTCGAAAATTTCAGCCGCTTCGTTTACATATTGTTTATACTCAAGTCCAAATAGTGCATTTAGACCTGGCTCTAGTTCTTTAACTAGTTGTGCTCTTGATATTGCCATAGTTTATACTCCTATCCTTCCTTAGTATTTAACAGACATAATAGAGCCTGGTGCAAATCTAACGATAACGTTAGAATTCACGGCTGTATTGTCCGAGTTTAAAGGGTCGTTAGCGACTCTCACAATGTCGAACGCGTATTGTCCCGCACCAGCTGCCGCCGAAGCGCCAGTAGCTAATTTAACTGTAGATTGACCATTTGAGTACGAAGTACCTAAGTCTGCTACATTGTAAGTTAAATCTGGAACCATAATTGAAATAGCTGTTGCTGCAGCTGCTTTCACTACGTATTCTTGATTTGGATTATCATTAACGAAACCTACACCATCTGATGAACCAGTATTGTAGTCAGTACCGAATGCTTGTCCAGACGCAACTGTATTTGACCAAGTTGGTTTGCTTGTAGTACTATCTATATAGAAAGCACCATTAAACACTCCAAGCATTGGAAGAATATTAGCTGTGTTGTTCGCCCATCCTGCTCCGCCTGTTATACCGTCGTCCATCGTGGCATTAGCTGCATCCTGTAAATAACCTACATCTCCAGCACCTTGTTTTGAACAAGGATTGTTTTGATATAGACCTTTTCCAGGAGCTGTTTTGATTGGGTACTCAGATAAACCTTGAGTAGCTGGTGAGCTACCTAAAGTGTAAACTGATCTAAGCCCAAATCCGCCTGTTTCATTTGCCATAGTTGGTCTCCTTTACGTTTATCCTCCTAAGTGAGAATAAACTGGTTGATTTAAATCGCTGGGTAGGAATTACTAAATAATTTTAGTTTTTCTTTGTTCCACCGAAGGTTACACGAGTCTGTCGATCTTGATTGATCGGCATACTTGGGTGTTGTTCCTTCATAAGATCGTTGTTTATAGCTTCTTCTTTGGCTTCGTTCTGTTTATTAAAATAAGCTTCACGAGCCTTCGCGATCTCCTCCGGTATCCTTGCCAACACAAGGCCTCCGACTCCGATCATTCCTGCGTATTTGCCTTCATTCAACGTTGGATAATTTGAATCTGGATATTCGTCTGCTCTTACGAGCTCCCATCCAGACCTCTGCATAGCCGCCATGTTTTTTGAATCATCAAAACCCATTGACTCTGCTCTTATCCATCTGTGTCGAAATCCATCCGGCGCAGGTGGTGCATCGAGAGATGAGGGTGGAGTCCAAACAACTTTTTTAGCCGTCTTGGCTCTTGTTTGACTCGCACGTGAAGTTTTTACCTTTTCATTTTCCATATGCTTATACTCCTTCCGTGATTTTTAATTGTTTCGCATATTCTTCTAGTGGCACATTTAATCTTTTAGCAATTGCTACCTGTGAAGATGTGAGCTTAACAGTTTTTCTGCGTCCTGGGTTAGCTGGACGTTTCGCTGACGCTACAGTTTGGGCAGGTTTTGCCTTTTCTGTAGAACTGTCGTCTATCTTACCAAATTTATGCGGAAATTCAACCCTTATTCTTTTGTCGACTTCTGCATAATATTCGTCAGATTTAGGATCAAAACCTTCCTCTTCTACAAGCTTTTTATGTATATCAAAAGCCGTATAAGTCATTGGAGAATCAGTACCAAACCAAGTATTCTTGGCTGCCCAATCTTCCG